AATCTGGTTGCGGCGGTAAGCGGGCAATTGGCGAGTATGAATACGTCCCATGTTCTGATGCAGTCAAAGATTGACGCGGCACATGCGCGTCTGGATAAAGCAGAGCCTAAATTAGAGCGTCATGATACAATCATTGGCCGCGTTATATGGCTAGGGTCTTTGGTCATAACGGGTGTCACGCTTTTGCTTAACTGGGCCGGGCCGTTTCTTTCTAGAGTGTTTCATTGATTTTGTGGTACATTAGGGCATGGGTTGGGGAATAGCAAAATCACCTCGTAAGGCTATCGCAACTGGCTCTGCGGCCATGCTGCTGATCGCCACACCGTTTACCGCCCAGCACGAGGGTTTAAGGCTTAAGGCCTATCTTGACCCCGTAGGAATCCCAACGATATGCTTCGGCGAGACGGAGGGCGTGAAGATGGGGCAGGTTCAAACATTAGAAAATTGCAATACAATGCTGACATCCAAGCTTGGCATGTTCGGAACAGCCGTGGATTACATGGTCAAGCCTGAAATGTCCCCGCAAACACATGCGGCTTTTACGTCATTTGCATATAACGTGGGAATTGGCGCGTTTCAAAAGTCCTCGGTTTTGCGGCTTTACAACGAAGGCAAACCAATAGCGGCGTGTAATTTTTTAACGAAATATGTCTATGCTGGCGGCAAGAAGCTTAATGGCTTGGTTAAACGCAGAGAAGCAGAGAGGGAATTATGTTTGTCTGGGCTTTAAAATATTGGAAATATATCGCCCTCGTGCTTGCGCTCCTAGCCCTGTACGGCGTGTTTAAATACACCATGCATAAAGAGTACCGCAAAGGATGGGATCAATGCACCCTAGCCCAAGAAAAAGCCGAAATCGAAGGAGTTAAAACCCGTGAGACAATCAAAACAAAATTTAACCGTTATAGCCCTTCTGACGTTGACAAGCGGCTTATTGCTAAGTGGTTGCGCGGTTAATAAAACATCTGATTGGGTTGAGCCTATCCTTGTGGCTGAAAGCGAATTGTCCTGCATGACGGATACCACGAAACGCTCTATCCTTGTCCATAACGAGACATGGGAAACCATGAAGTGATTGGATTTTATTAAATATCTGTTATAATGCGAAAAACCCCGTTTGTGGCGGGGCTTCTCTAATCATTAACGTAAGGATCAGTTACGCATGACTAATATCGATATAGACTATTCTCAAGAAATTTGGAAGAAAGTTGTTGAATTTGGAGACTTGTACGAGGTTTCCAATATGGGGCGATTGCGCAGTTTAGATAAAATAATTCCAAATAAAAACGGAGCAATGAGGCCTATGAAGGGGCGAATTTTAAAGCCATCAATAGATAGTAAGGGTTATCTTTACTTTAAATTTCGCAAGCCGGATGAAGCCAGAAATGAAAGAAAAAATTACAGGGTTCACAGGTTGGTTGCAAATGCTTTTTTGGGTCCGTCTGACCTTCCAATAGATCATATAAACGAAAATAGAGCAGACAACAGGGATTGTAATTTGCAGTACTGCACAATTAGGGAAAACACAGCTAAGTGTTTTAGTAAGAAAAGAAATCGGCCAATGTCTGAAAGCCACGTAAATTATAATAGACACTCTAGAAAATGGGTCTTTTCCATGAAGGCGGGAACCGAGCATATTCAAGAGGTTTTTCAAACAAAAGAAAAGGCGGCAGAATATAAAAGGATATTTTTGATAATATATCCAGAATTTAAAATGAAGGACATCAGAACATGTTGAATATAGCCTTTATTCCTTTTATGGCATGGATGAGTCGCTGCTGTGGTGGAGGATTTCCTAAAATACCGTTTGGTCTGGATCAGTTTATAACCGCCCTGCCTTACCTTCTTTTTTATCCGCAAATAGGTTGGTGGTCAATTTTGGGTTACGCGGGAGCCGTTTTAGGTTTGAGAAGCGGCCATGGAATGGGCTTCCACTACAACAGGCCTTTCAAAGAAGGGGCCAAGCCGGAAAAAGTTCAAATCCTTATACCGTCAAGTCTACCAGTTTGGGCGCGCAAGGCACTGATAATGCTTCTAACTGGATTGGCCGTAACCATTGCTCCCGCGATTCTACTTTGTGCCAACGGCTTCTATCTTGCCGGGGCAGTATTGGCTCTATCGGGCGGATTAAAGGCGGTTGCATATCTGGCTCCTCGCACGGAAACTTCGGAATATATCAGAGGCGGATTTTTAGGATTAGGCGTTGTTATTGCGCTGGTGGTTTAGGTGGACGGGTGACCGCTGTAGCGGGTTAGCTTGCAAGACTACGCAGAATTATCACTTCTGTTATGACCCGTCCATGTCTGCTGTGATGGTCTTATAAATGGCTGACCTGTTTCGGAGTGAACCTACTTACCGGAAGCCTCCGGAACCACAGCATACAAAGAAAGGCTTTAGTTAGAAACGGGCCAGCTTTTACACCGACCCGTTTGAGCGTACTCTTGCGAAAGGACATATCTTGAAGGAGATGGACTATTCCGCTCAAGGCAAAGTATACCCCAAAACAACACGCGGGTTCAACCTAAAATAATCAATCCTGACCCAATTCGAGAATGACACGGTGCAGATTATCTGCCCTTTATATCCGGCGATTACGTGGATTTCGGTCATTTCACTCTTTTCCAATGGTCGCTGTAATTGCGGTGTATGTGCATCATATAACTATCACCATCGCGCTCCGCTTGGAAGGCCAAACCCTCGTGCTTGCGGATTAGTTCGGCTGGCGTACCGCGCATGGATATGTCTTTGTAGGTGGAGTTGTATCGTTCCATTATTTTTTCCCCGTATATCTTCCGGTTTTGGGGTCGCGCCCGTCATTCTCTGCGGCCCTGTCCAAACGCTGCCTTAAATCATCGCGCTCTATAATCAGTTTGGTAAAGTCGGCGTCCTGCTTACTCGCGGCCAGAAGTCCGCCGATAATCATTCCGAACAAAGCCCCTACTATAAATATAATAATTTCCATTTTATTTCTCCTTTGCCGCGCTGTCGAGGGTGTGGAGCAGTAGCCGTTTCGCAAAATCTATATCAAGCACGACATAATAGTGGTCCAATGCTTCTGCGTATTCTATGTTCTGTTTTAGTTTCTCTCTGGCATATCTGGCTTCTTCGGTAGCCCCATCAACGGGCGGGGTGGTAAGTGCGCGGCGGTAAATTGGTTCTAACTTATCAAGGAAATCGTTGGCCTCCTCGAATGATTTGATACCCTGCTGAATTGCCTCTTCGCGGGCGTAGTTATGCGCCGGACCAAAGTTATGATCGTTCCAGTTCCACGCAATCCAAAGCGTTCGACGCGCCAAATCGTACAGGTTATTCATTAGCACAACTTCTTCCGCCTCCAAAGCCACGCTCTTGTCGTTGGGGATGTCGACGACATTGGTGTCGTTAACATCCACCACGCTTTTCAGAGTTTGCATGGCGTTGCCTACCAGTTCGCGTAACGTGGTGTAATTATCCCGTACAAGCTGGTGAGCAATTGTCGTGCTGCTTTCCAACGTTGGGGCTTCCATCCAATCGTGCAAATCTTGGTGCAGCTTCTCGATCTTCGTTTTTTCGGTCATGCAGCGTCCCTTTCAAGTATCAGCATTAATGCGCTGCGTTCAATTTCGCAAAGCAATCGGCTTTTTTCTTTACTGCTCACGCCAAGTTCGTTTGGGAATAAATGGTCGATCTTTGCATTCGCAACCGTGGCAATCGCAAATCTGCAAGCCTCATCCCGCTGATCGGCATTGCTGTCTGCCTTGTAAATTTGTCTGTCTACCTTATCGCGTATTGATTCACTCATGTTCGGCTCCTTGTTTAGCGGGTTGGGTCGTATTTAATATCACCATCTGGCGGCATTGGTCTGACGGGCGCACCGCAACACGGGCATTTCTTTATTCCATCCATCCCCTACCCCTTTGGCGCGGTTGTGCGCTTTGGAAAATTAATCAGGTTGAACAAAATCATGTTGATGTATTTTTCGTCCATCGTCAGAAGCCTGTCGTCAGGGCAATTTTGATTCCAATTAAAGCCGAACGAAAAACAAGTGGCGAACGAGTCAAACTCTGTTAATTCGCATAGTTTTGCCCATGAAAGGGTCGCTTTTACGCTAGCTATCTTTCGGATTGCCTTTATCTTTTCTATTTTACTTTCCATCACGCCCCCCAACCAACTCCGGAAATTTCGCGGCTATATTGCTCACTGTTTCATCTATGATTTCGTAAATATTATAACATTCCTCGTATTGCGTTTTTGCTTTCAACTCCGCTCTCAAACTTTCCACATCAACGCTGGCGCTGGATGCGAGGGCTGTGTGTAGTGCGTGTACGGCGTTTGGCTTGCCCATGACGGTAAGCGGTTCGCCGTATTGGTCTTTGCCGACTTGGAGGCTTTGCATGGACGTTGCGC